AACTAAGCGCGTTAGTCCCTTCGGAAATTACGTCAGCTTGTAAAGACTGCAAGCCAGTTTCTAGGTCGGTTCTATTGTTCGGCCACTGCATTCCAGCGTTACCAAGTATTGCCGCAATGCGCTCACCTGTGAACTGTGCTGTGTTGGTTACAGCGGAAAGCGACTGGTTAGCCATTTGGCTCATTTCGTCAGACGCTTTTATTATGGCTATTGAATTGCCCTCTGGCTGGTATTGCAAGTCCCAGTCGTCAATCACGCCTTGATACTGAACGATGTTATTTGAGGTAATTCTTATTTCACGCTTTGGAAGTATCTGTCCTGAATAAGGGCTTGCAGAATAGAGCGGGTCATAGCTTCTAAGGTTATTGTCAAGCTCTATGTTCGCTGTTCCAGATTGGTACTTGTCAAGCTGTCGTGACTTGCCTCTGTTTATTGAGTAAGAGATAACATCTGGGGTCACGTCTTGATAAATAGCTCCACCAAGTATCGTTTGGGCAGCGTCTAGGATTCCATAAAAAGCGTCGTCTAGTTTTGCAAACTCAGCATCGGGTTGCCCGGATAGGTCAAAGCCGATTTCTACTTTGTTAGTCGCCACTATGCCCTCGCAAAGACGCGACCTGATCCGCGCTCGTATCTAACAATTTCTTCAACTATCTTGCGACCTATGTTATTGCCGTCTGCGCCCATGCCAGCGTTCACCGTAATGTTGAACTTGTTACCGCCGCCGCTTGGCTTTGAGCTGGTGTTGCCGAATGAAGGCGCGAACATTGCGCCAGCCGATACTGCATCAAACGCCGAGTCGGATGCAAACTTCACTTCGCTCGCCATCTCTAGCGATGCGCCAACTGCTAGGTCTTGGGAGTCTTTGATGCCCTCTTGCAGTCCAGCGGCTAAGTCTCCACCGATTCCAGCAAACACCTTAGAAGGCGAGCTAATGCCAAAGATTCCCTTGACACCGTTTGTTATTGCGCTACCGATGCTGCTCGCTATGTTGCTTGCAATCTTTGGCAGGTTGTCGTAGATGCCCTTAGCCAAACCGGTTAGCAAGTCAAAGCCAGCGGCTACCATTTGTGGCATTGCGCTAATGAGTGCGCCTACAATTTCAGGGACTAGCTCAATAACTGCTTTCAGGATTTCGGGAGTCGCTTCTATTACTGCGGTCACTAGTGCTAGGAACAAGTCAATTGCCGCAACAAGCAGCTCAGGAATCATGCCAACGACTGCGGCCGTTATCTCTGGAAGAAGCTTTACGATGGCGACTAGCAGCTCTGGCAGGATGTCAACCACTGCGGTTACAAGACCCATAAACAATTCGATGGCTGCTTGAAGTAATTCGGGCAGCATCCCAATTATCGTGACAAGGATGTCAGGCAGTGCCGCAATGATTGCCGATAGAAGAATAGGGATTGTCTCAATGAGTGCCGTTAGCAATCCGTTGAATAACTCAAGCGCCGAGTCAATGAACTCTGGCAACATCGCTAAGACCGTATCTATAAGCTGAGGCAGTAGCTCGACAACAGTATTAATTACGTCAGGAATTATTATTGAGACTGCCTCAATAAGTGAGCCAAAGAAGGTTATCGCTGTGTCAAGAAGTATGGGGATAAATCCGAGAATTGTTTCAACAATTACTGGAATCAAATCGGCTAGTGACTGAATAATTACTGGAATCATTTCGGCAAGCGATTCAACTAGCATCGGCAGCACTTCGCCAAGTACACTAATTAGTTCTTTGAGAATCATCGCAAACGAAGCAAGCAACATCGGAATCATTGTCCCAGTTATAAACGCGATAATGCCAGGAAGCATTTTTGTAAAGCCCTCAATAATTCCAGGGAGCGCGTCAAGTATCTTCATAATTAAATCGTTGCGGAACTGATTCATTCCCACGATGGCCTTTTGTAGTCCACCGCCAGTAAAGAAGTCGTCAATCTGTTTGCTTACATCTCTAAAGATTTGGTTGCGACCTTGCTCAGACGAAATCTTTACAATGAAGTCTCCGAGCTTTTCAGCAACTCGCTCAATCTTTGGAGCTAGGTCGTCAAGTATTTCTGCAAGAACCGGCGTTAGCTCTTTAACAATTGGGGTTAGCGCACCAACCAATCCTCTAGCGGCTGGTTCAAACGCCTCGCCGATTACTAGTGAAGCGTTGGCGAACGCGGAGTTGAGCAGAATCATGTCACCAGTTAGTGAGTCCATCTGCTTGGCGGCTACTTCCTCAGCAGTGCCCCCGGCGTTCTTCAGTGCTTCTTCATACTCACGCAACGCCTCGGAGTTACCGAGTAGTGCAGAGATACCTTCTTTAGTCTGTTCGCCGAACCCTAGCTGGCTAAGCGCCGCGCTTTGGGCTTCAACCGACATACCGTCTAAGCCTGTTTCAAGATCGCCAACAATGTCGGCCATGTTTCTCATGTCACCGTCAGCGTCAAAGACCGCAACGCCTAACGCTTCAAAAGCACCTGGGGTCTTTTGGGATTGCTTGACTAAGCCGTTGAGCGTGTTTGTTAGAAGCGTTCCTGCACGCTCGCCCTTAATACCTTGGTCGGCAAATACCGTAAGGGCAGCAGCGCCTTCTTCAACTGACTTGCCTAGTACTGTCAGCGCGGTCGCAGCCTTGGCTGTCATCGCTGCACCCAGTTGCTCAACTGAGGTGTTACCTAGAGTCGCGGCTTTTACGAATACGTCTGTGACTCGAGTAAGGTTTTCAAAGTTTTCCGCCGCGTCATCGCTTGATAGACCAAGAGCAGACTGTGCGTCTGTCACGATGTCGGTGGCCGTAGCCATGTCGAACATACCTGCCTGCGCGAATGCGGCAACCTGTGGCAGCGCAGCAATTGACTCGGATGCAGTTAGACCGGCAGATGCTAGGAAGTAGAAAGACTCAGCGGCTTCTTCAGCCGAGAACTTTGTGTTAAGTCCTACAAGCTTGGCGGCCTCTGCCATGTCGTCGCGCATGACGCTTGACACGTCGCCCATGATCGCTACGGATTCCTGAAGCTTTGCGTCAAAGTCTGCAAAGTCTTTTAGTCCCTTAGCAGCGATGCCAGCGGTTACTGCGGCGGCTGCAAGTGCAATACCGCCAACTACTTTTCCAAAATTGCCGAGTGAGCTTTCGGCTGCTGCAATTCCTGAGCTGTCAAACTTAGTTAGAATCGGGAGGTTGATTGACATTAGCGCACCAACCTTTTGTTGACTTTGTCAGTCGTGTCTTTGATTATCTTGATTGCGAGTTTTTCGATTTGCGGTCTTAGCTCGCGAAACTTTGCATAGGTAAAACGACCGCCACGCTTGATCATTGGATAGCGTGCGTTCAGTCCACGAATCATTGCGCGACCCGATGCGGTTACGCCCTTAGTGCGAGAGCCTGCAAGCTCAGCCATTTCAAAGCCGCCTTTACCAGCCTTGCCTGTTATCTTAATTGTCGCTAGAAAACTGTTTCCAGTCTTTTTAGATTTCCCTGGAGTGAAGCTGACTGAATTTCTAACCGCTGACCAGCTCAGCCTGCCTTTGTTATTCATACCAGATAGTGGTGGTTCAATTGGAACCGATCCAGCTATTGCGGCAGCCGCTGGGCCTAAGCCTGTGCGAAGGTTTGCGCGTAAGTCTTTGATTGCGTTTTCATCAAGTTGCTTTAGTTCTTTCAAAGCCTCGCGGAGTCCCTGCTGGTCAATGCTAGTCGTTATCATCCGCGCTCCTTGCTACCAGTTTACCGCTTGCGTTGTTGCCTTTGATTCTTGGCTTCTAGGTAGCGACCCATTGTCCAAAGCATACGAGGCTCAAGCTCTAGCAGTTCACGCGGGCTAATCCCTGTTTCGCAAGCAATCCAAACGATGCGCCAGTGCAGACTGTCATCGCCCAGCCCTTCTATTTTTTTGCGTCTTGAGCCTCAATGCTGCTCACGCTTTCAAGCCACTTTTCAAAAGTGTCCTTGACTGCGCCAGTACGCTTTTCTGTGTGCCACGCCAAGAAGAACAAGTGCGTCAGTTTTACATTCTGTTGAAGTCGAGCAATGCTCAAATCAAACTTTGTTTCAAATGCAACTATGTCTGACGCACCTGCGCTAATGTCCTTGGCTGTTTCGTCGTTGTAAACGATTCGTAGGTTGATGTTCACTTTTGCTCCTTATTAGCTTGTGGCGCGGACTACATCGCCGGTTACAGGCCAGCTAACTGATAGCGTGGCTAGATCGCCGACTGACGAAGCGAATGGTGTGTACTGAGTTACAAGCGCCGAAAATGTGTAAATCGGATTCGTTGCGCTAGTAGCTTCCCCGGTTGGGGTTACTGTGATTACAACTACTGTTCCCAATAGTGGGAATAGTGTTGCGTCAATAGAGTCGGCTGCAAAATCCTGGTGGAAGTCTAGGCTTACTGAAGCATCCTTCAAGCCGCCGATACGAGTCCGGGAACTGTTTCCAAATGCAGTGGTTTCTTGCTCATCTACTGAGATGTCTAGGGTTAGGGCGGCCAAGCTTGCACTCAAGTCATCCCCGCCAACGGTGATTGTGTAATCTGTAGCTACGAACTTAGCCAAGTTGTTCTCCTTAGTTTGAATAAACTGTCACGACAAAGTCTGCCGCTAGGTATGTTGCATCACTTAATAATACCGCACCGATGTTAGTCATGTCTGTGACCCTCACGTCGAAGGCAGTGCCACCAAGAGTTTTGTCTGATTGGATTGCTAACTTCACCGAGGTTGCGCCTGATGAAGATGCGTAGCCGTCTAGCTTGCGTTGCGCGTTGCGCTCGTCAACCCTGCCAACTATTACTGAAACCAAAAAATTGTAAGTCGTTAGCCCTTGCTTCATTGCGCCGTCGTAGTTGACAGACTGAAGCTGGACTACCGCTTGTGGCGGGTTAGGGTTGTCTGGGATTTCCGCCGAAGTGCGTAGCCCTGAAATTGTGCCGATGTTCGTGGCTAGTGCCTCGCGTATTGCTGTAATGCTCACGCGAACCGTACCTTCTTGAATGGCATAATCATTGCCTCAACATCTGGGTCAAACCTGCCCACTCTTATTACGCCGATTTCGCCAAAGCCTGCCACGCCAAGCGGTGAGTCGTTGCGCTTAAAGATACGAGATCCAAGTATGACCGTTGCTTGCACTATCTGGATTGGCACTGCGCTAAACCCAAAAGTTCCAGCAATCTCAATCGTTGCCTCGCCGCCGACAACCGGGAAGGTGTAATCGCCAATCGCTCGGATTATGTTTCTAGGTGTAGCTATGCCGCCAACTATGCCGTTGAGCGGCTCAAGCTGGTAGTCGGTAGATGTCCAGGTTTCGTCAAAGACGCCGTCTGCGGCTGTTGAGGTTTTGATGTGAGTGTGCGATACAAGATCGTCAATGTCTGCGATGAAAGAGTCGCGAGGTGCGTAGACACGCGTTGTAGTTGTCTGAAAGAACTGGCGCTCCGTTGCGCCGTCAATTTCGCGTGAAGCGGCTTCTACTGCAAGCTCAAGCAATACGTCGTCAACAGTGTCGGTGATGCCGGCAGATGCTTTGATTTGTGCCAAGGTACAATACCCGTTTGTGATTGCCATACTTCTATTCTACTTTAGGGTTGCATAGAACAAACAGCGAAGCCCCGCCGCTAACCTACAAGCGACGGGACTCCGATCTGTTTCGTTGGATTAGCTTGCGCCGCCTACGAAGTGCTTGACCTCAGTGTTTGAAGTTAGGTCACCATCAAGACGCATAGTGAATCTCCAAGTGGTTAGGTCGTTCTGGAATGCAAAGTCAGTTGACGATGCGACCTCTAGGCCGCCTGCCATACGAACCTTGTAGCTGTCAAGTGAACCAGCAATCACTGACTTCGCATCTAGTGCGGTGTCCTCAATGTGTGGATTCTCGAATACAGCGTATCCAGCGAATGTGTCCTGACCAGCTGGGCCTACCTGGGAGATGTTGTACAAGTAGTTCCCTGCGGTGTCCTTTAGCTTACGCATGGCACCAACTGAAGCAGTGTTAGCCTGGAGCGCAAACGATGCCTTACGCCTCGTGGCCGCATCTACCGAGTAGATAAGGTCAATGAGGTTGTCAGCAGTGAAAGCGCCTGCTACACCAGTCGCACCAGTCACGCCAGCACCGGATGCTGTAACAATTCCGTTTGGCTGTGAAGAACCACTTCCAACGGTTAGTGCTTCGTTGACTGCGTAACCAATAGCGTTTCCAGCTTGGTTAGCAAGGTGCGCTCCCAAGTCGAATCCTGCGTCGGTTACTAGCTCAGAAGCGGCCTGGATTATTCCACCGTACTTGAAAGCATCTAGTGTGATGCTTG